GAAGGAAGCCATGTTCGGCACCTCCCACAGCAACAAGCTGCGCATCGAGCGCAATAAGCTCGCGCCACGACTGAAGGAACTTGCTGACGCTGGCTACACCGTCATCGAAGCAGCGAAAGAAATGGGCATGGAAACCAAGCGCGCCCGGACCATCGCCCGCGAGAACAAAATCAACTTTCCGGGGCCACCGTGAGACGCATCAGCAACCAGGTGCGCCAGCGCCGACGACAGACATGGCTGGATCTACCGGCCCACGTAATGGAAGAGGCAGGCCATGGCCAAGAGCAACGCGGAATTACAGAAGGACAAGCGCGCCAAGGAGAAAGCCCTGCTGGACCGGATCGGCGCCGAGAAACGCACGCTGATTGTCTCGAAAGCGCTCGATGATGCACTGCAGGTGCTTGGCGAGCGCCACGACTTCGAAGAATGGCAGGAGATCGCATCGACGTTCCTGATCAACCTCGCCTCTGCTCCTGCTGAAGAGTCGGCCCGTTTCGCCAACATGTCGCGACCTGAAATTGTGGTTTCTGAAAAGTGGTCGCGACAGCTTGATCGGTTTTCTAAAGAGAGCATTGAGCGATAGCATCTAACAATATTTTCGATCACGGACATTGATCTAAATCAGGACTAGAGAAAATAGAAAAGTCACTTCTCTTGAGCGTGAACTTGTTACTACTGTTTACACCATTAACTAGCATCCCTGAGTCTACACATATCGCCGCATACCACAATTCCACTCGATGCAATTCACTATATACGTTTGCAGACGTAATCACCGCCCCTAAGTAAGCAGAGTGAGGTTCCTTCGCGCCACCAGCAATCTCTGCGACGGGAATAGCGATTTTTATTAATTTCATCTCCCCTTTATTCAATACGAATGGCAAACCTTCCACAGAGCTAGAACCGTCAGATGGATAACTATAGCCCCTTCCGCGTGGATCGGTACTGACGACCATTTTTACTTCACTAATGAGGTAAGGCAAATTACCAGCATTTGAAACCACCATCTGCACAACAGCTTTTCCAGAATTACTTATTGCGGCATCCATATCAACAAGTCGAACTGTAACGGCGTCACTTTCACGCACTTGAAGATACACACTCACTATAGAAACAGCTAAAGCCAAAACCGAAAGCAAGATTGCAATCTCATCTTTTAGTGCTCGAACCAACGACCAGACTTTCATTATTTTCATCCATGTTCATCCCCCCATTACTATACCGGCGAGGATCCCCTATGTCCGCATTTCAAAAACCGCCGTTTGAATTCAAGACCCAATATGGACTCAGGTTCAGCATTCAAGATGATGAGCTGGTCGTGGATTATTTCTGCGGTGGCGGTGGCGGCGGTACTGGCTTGGAGATGGGCCTTGGTCGTCGGGTAAACATCGCCAAAAACCACAGTGCCGCTGCCATCAGTATGCACACCGTGAATCATCCCGGTGCCGTTCACTACACCACTGATGTATTCAACGGCGACCCTGACACCGAGTGCGGCGGCAAGGCTGTAGGCTGGTTTCACATGTCGCCGGACTGCACACACCACAGTCAGGCGGCCGGCGGTCAGCCGCGCAAGCGTGAGATTCGCAACTTGTCGTGGATCGGCCTGAAGTGGGGAGGCAAGAAAAAGCCCCGCGTCATCAGCCTGGAGAACGTGAAACAGATCCTTCAGTGGGGACCGCTGATCGCCAAGCGCTGCAAGACCACAGGCCGCGTGGTGAAACTTGACGGTGGTGTTGCAGCACCTGGTGAAGTCGTTCCGGTCCACCAGCAGTTCCTGGTGCCCGACCCGAAGCGCCGCGGGAAGACCTGGACCGTGTTCGTCGCGGAACTGCAGCACCTGGGCTACGTCGTTGAGTGGCGAGTGCTCAAAGCGTGCGACTACGGCGCGCCGACCAGTCGGGAGCGCCTGTTCATGATCGCCCGTTGCGATGGCCAGCCTATCGTGTGGCCGGAACCGACCCACGCCAAGAACCCGGCCAAGGGCCAGAAAAAATGGCGCACCGCTGCCGAGTGCATAGACTGGACGATCCCAAGCAAAAGCATTTTCGTCCGGCCGAAGCCACTGGCACCAGCCACGATGCGCCGAATCGCCAAGGGCATGAAGAAGTTCGTGATCGATGTCGCTGACCCGTTCATTGTGCCGATCGCAAACTGGTCCGGAGAAAGCGTCCAGTCAGCAAATGAACCGCTGCGGACTGTGACCTCTTGGCCGCGCGGTGGGTCGTTTGCCGTCGCCAGCCCGATCATCCACCAAGCCGCACACCTAGTGCACCTGCGGGGAAACTGCGATGCGCGGGACGTCGAAGATCCGTTGCACGTAATCAGCGCCGGAGGCACTCACCACGGGCTAGTGACTGCTTTCATCGAACGGCAGTTTGGCGCGAGCGTCGGCCAGGCCGTGGACGAACCCGCACCAACCATCACGGCAGGCGGTGGCGGCAAGAGCTCGCTGGTCGAGCTGCAGCTATCGTCAGAGGTTGAAGCCGGTGCATTGCGTGTTGCGGCATTCCTGATCAGCTACTACGGCACCGAGAACATGAGCGCCGCCGATGCGCCGGCCCCAACAATCACCACCAAGGATCGCCTGGGCTTGGTCACGGTAACCATCAAGGGCACCCCCTATGTGATCGTCGACATCTGCCTGCGGATGCTGCAACCGGCCGAGCTCTACAAGGCCCAGGGCTTCCCGGCCGACTACATAATCAGCCACGGCGCCGACGGCAAGCCGTTCACCAAGACTCAGCAAGTCCACATGTGCGGCAATAGTGTCAGTCCACCGCCGATGGCAGCGTTGGCCCGAGCTAATGATCCGTGGCGCGCTGCGTTTCAAGAGTCCGTCGCAGCCTAAAAATATTTTTCTGCCAATTTCATACAAACCATCAAATTTGGGTCACTGCCTTCCCACTATTAGGTTGAGGTGTGGAATTTTTCCTCGCCCACAACTTTGGAGCAAATGATGCCTTTTGGAATGATTGTTTTGTTGGCGATGATGATTTTGATCAGCCTCTTCGGCGGTTGCGTCGGCTGATTCAGCAAAGCGGGCAGTGATTCTCGCTGCCCGCCCCTTTCCAAACACCACCCTCCACCGCCCGGGCATGCCCCGGCATAGGACGCCCCATGCCCACAAAAAACAAACCAGTCGAGCAGGGGGTTTGTTCAGCAAGCGATTGACCATCACGGTTTTACAAGAGGCGCATTTTTCAAACAGTGGAAAACACTATTTAGGCGAAGCGGGTGCTTGTACCGCTTTATTCGTATACTCCAACATTTGCATGGGAGACATCACACCCATCGAAACCAGCATAATGAGAACGCCAAACAAAACTATGACACCTGCAAACCAAACGCTTTTGTGCTGCAAGTAACTAATCCCACCCGCCCACAGAAAAGAAACGCAACCAACGATAAAAAAAAGCGTTTTCCCTGCCGGGGATAACCAATTACAAAAGAGTAACGATAGCACTGAAAATGCAAGTAAAACGCCTGGACATGCATACCATGCATTATTTACTGGAGCAGATGCCGGTTCAAAATATAGCTTTGGATCCATACCATGATTTAACAGAAAGCCCTTGATCTCCTCAGGAGTTCCTTCAGCTTGCCCTAGCTTCATGCTTTCAGCCCCTAATTGTGCGCGGAACAATCCGGTTAACATCCGCTTTGGCAGACTCTTCGGCCCACTCTTTAGGATCTCCATCCTTAATGATGATGACCCCGTTACTCTCCATAATTATATTTGTGCCCTTGAAATTAAACCCATCTAAATTTCCACCAAACGCGTGCTGTGGAATTTTAGAAAGTGCTTTATTTACGGTGGTTACCTCCATTTTGTATACATCTTCATTCTCGTCATATGCCCCAAACTCAAATCTAAGCACAGCCCCATCTTTCTTTGCAGGATAAACCGTGCACTTAACTCCCAAATCAGGCTTCATAAACAACGAGATGAATCGACGGAAATTATTGATATACCCCTGAATCGAACTTCTCTGGACTTTTACATCACTCATTTAAATTTTCCTTTAATCATCATTCCCTCTAACATTCTAAACTTCACAAAAGAAGCCCGTTGTAATCAGTTAAAACTGAACCACAAACAGGCATGTTAATGATACAGAAATATTGGACGTAAGTACCACAAGGAGAGCCCGATGTCGGGCGTCTAATTCCGCAAAGAGTACATCTGTACTCCACCCACAAAAACAGTAACCCCTCCCCCTTCAAAGTCAGCCGCTATAGCGGCAAGGACGAAGACATGCCTGAAGAAATGAAAACGGCTTGGCCCGAGCACTATCGCTACATCGACACCATTGGGCCAGAGGGTCTAGAGGTGCACTGCATCACCTACCAAGTGATCGGCGAAACAGCGCAGTGCTACTACATCGGTGACAAGCATACCTGCGACCTGGTCAATGGCCCGCAATACAGCTGGACTGCTGAAGCCGTGAAGAAACGTCGCAAGCGCGTTCTGAAAGAAGGTGGTACCTGGGGCCGGCGGTTCGCTTACACCGACAAGGCTCTGGCACTCCGCTCCTACAAGGCGCGTAAGTCTTGGCAGATGCGGCACGCGCAATTGTCGATGGAGCGGGCTAAGGCGGCTATTGGGTACTTCGGCAACCTCGAAATGGAGAGCACGATTCCGGCCGGGGCCGTGACCATCCCGAGCGAATACATTCAGGGCTTAGGCTGGGGGGATTACTGATGATCCTGAAAGTAATGGCGGTCAGCGCCTGCATCTGGGGCGCCATCTTCCTCTCTGTCGCAGCGGTGGCCACATGAGCGCAATTACTGATCACGACGTTGAGTTCGCACGGGCCGTAGTCGCTTTGGCGCGCGAGCACGGTATGACCGGAATAACGATGGAGTTCCGGCAGAACTTCGACCTGTCCCAACAAACAGGATGCTACTGCGGCAAACGGATCACATGGACTGAGGGCCGCCACGGATCTGGAGCGGACATAAAATTCCGCACCGAGGCAGAGGCATCCTTTCCTGAAACATCGAAGGTGACGCCATGATCGCAGCCCCGCTCTACATGCTCTGGCTCATCTACAAGGGGCCGTGGCAATAGAGTCCGCCTCACCAATCGCTTCAGGGACGAGCTGATTGGGCAGCAACTGATGAGGCGGATGATTGAACGTTAGCTGACCTTCTCCGCTTTGCACGTCGCCTTTCATCTGATCATCACCACTTACCTACCAGCCTGCCAGTGAATGGCGGGCGAGGAATTCGCATGTTTGAGAAAACTGTTAAAGCCATCATGGAACAAGCCCAGGTATTCGCCAGCAGTTGGTCAATGGTTGGCGGCCCATTCGCCGCCGAAGACCAACTCGAGCGCGCAGAAGAAGAAAAGGCGGAACTGAAGAAGCTGGTCACCGGCGCCTTGGAGGGGTCGGTCAGCGCTCCCCAAGACGTCGGCGAAATGATCGAGTCGTTACTGGCGTGGCACAAGCGCCAGGCCGACCAGTTGGAAATGATCAGCGGCAACGCAAAGGAAGGCGTGACTCTTCAGCTCGGTACGGATGACCCTGTCGAGATTGTTCTCACAAAAGACATGGCGAAGGGGCTGCGCATCGGCCTTGTCCTGGCACTGGAGCGCCTGGGCAAGCTCCCTATCAGCGTCAGCCATGACGGTGATGACGACTCCGTTTTCGACGACGAATAACCCCTCCCCACCTTCTGCCGCCACGCGCGGCATGGAGCATCATCATGGCAAAAGTCATTGCCCAGATTACGGTAAGGCTCCCTCGCCTGATGGAGGTGAGCGAGTATAGGAAGTTGCGTTACGCCGGCGGCAAGCCGAGTGTGCAACAGTTGAAAAAATGGATTGAGGAAGGCGAAGTGATTGGAGAGGTAAAGGGCGGGATGTACTTCGTTGACCTGCAGGCGGCGGTGGTTGGATCGAACGATCCGTTGCTCGCCATGATGTTGGAGGTGGGCTGATGGCTCCCCCGCGCGCCAGGACAGTGAAAAACAGGGACCTGCCAGCGAATCTGTACCCGAACGGGAAGTACTGGCAGTACAAAAACCCGATCACGGGCAAGAAGACCAGCATCAATAAGCCAATGGCCGAGGCCATCAAGCTGGCGAACGCCGCCAACGCCAAGCTTCTTCCGCTGCTGGCTGACGACGGCTCACTGCTCTCCATGATCACCGGTGACGCTGCACCAAAGTTCACTCGCTGCCTGGAGCGCTTCGAAGATGAATGGCTGATCACCAAGACCTACGC